CCGTAGTTACCGACCGGGCACAGACCCGACCAGCAGTACAGGATGGTCCCGCCGGACCAGTCGGAGTGTTCGGTCAGGAAGATGCCGCGCGTGTATCCGCCGTGGCACAGCACGTTGCGCATCTGATTCATGTCGTTGTTGCCGGCAGACGGCATCAGCACGCCGATCGACAGTCCCGCCGAGAACCCGTTCGGGTTGTTGTAGTCGTTCGCCGCGTAGGTGCCGGCGGTGCCGTAGCCGAAGTTCTCCAGCGCGCACGCCGCCAGTCCGTGTGCGTTGAGGGCTCCGTAGCCCCACCCGTTCAGTGAGTGCGTGGTGTACACCTGCAGGTTCTGCAGTCGCAGCAGCACGTTGTTGTACAGCAGCGCGTCGGTTCCGTAGCCGTTGGCGCCGGTCTGGCCGGAGATGCAGGCGGGCGAACCGTTGGCGTTCAGCGCGTTGGTCTGCGCGGTTGCGTTCGCGAACACGCCGAAGCTCACCAGCGTGCTGCCGGACATCTGTGGCGTCGTCTGCTGCCAGTGCCGGGTTGCGCCGCCGTCGGTGACGCCAAGCAGGATCAGTTCAACCTTCAGTGCCGTTGGTGCCTGGATCGGGATGACCAGTTGTCCGTTGGCCTTGGTGGCACCCCCCGCCACCAGCGGGCCGGCAATTCCGTAGAACAGACCGCCGGTCGGCGGGATCGAGACGACGCCGAGGCCCTGCTGCTGCCCGTAGGCGAACGCCGCGTTGATCGTCTTCTGAACCGCGACGGTGTCGTCGGTGGCCCACAGCACCATGCCGCCGGAGGCGATGGTGTTGGTGGCGTTCGCGCCGAGCGTCACCGTGGACGCCGACGTGTAGCCGGTGATCGTGGTGACCAGGGTTGTCGCGCCGGAGGCGAGCGCACCCTTCACCATGACGGCCTTGCCGACGTCGGAGGGCTTGAACGGCTTCGACGTGCCGCAGATGAGGATGTTCTGGCCGGAGGTGATCGCCCCGTCCGTCGCCACCTGCCCGTCACCAACGGCGCCGTAGGTTCGGACGTCAAACACCCACGGGCCCGCATTGACCGGGGAGACCCAGCCGATGGCGGTTGTGGACGTCGCCGCCTGAACCTGGCCGATCGCTGGTGTGCCGGATGCGGTAACGCCGCCGACGGTCATGGTGCCGGTGACGGAATGATTGCCGCGCACCGCCAGGTCGCCGCCCACAGCCAGCGCCGGCAGGGTGCTACCGGGCGCCTGGCTGATTTGTGCGGCGATCTCATCAACCTTGTGGTTGTAGATTGACAGAGACGTCCCGGAAAGACTCACTGCCGCCTCCTTGTGTTGCGTAGATACGGAAGCGGTAGATGGCCATGCGGCTGCGGACTACAGAACTTGAGGCCGGACCCAATCGCGCGGGTAGCTCCAGCCGTCGTACCTGCACCGGCGCGTGACTTCCGCTGATTCAGGGCTCGGAGTCAACGGCTCCCCGCACCGCGGGCAAGCCATCGGCGGGTTGCTGGCCCAGTACTCGAACTCGACGTGCGCAAGCTTCAGGGTGTCAAGGAGCTGGTACCAAGACACGGTGCATCACGCGCCATCCGTGGATCCCGCGTCTGATGCAGGCTTGCGGGAAGCACGCTTCTTCGGCGCCGGAGCCGCCGCATCCTTTGACCGCGCCCCCTCGGCCAATTCATCCTCGGGCGCCCCTGAAGGCTCCTCCTCCAACTTCGCAGCCGACGCCTCCGGCTCGGCCGGCGCCTTCTCCTGCGGCATAGCCGGCTCCGATTCGGCCACGACCTCCGGTTCCGGCGCGACATCGAGGGCCGGCCCGGCATCCGATTCGTTGGGCGCACCAAGAGCATTTGAGGCCCCGCCGCCAACAGTGATCTTCGGCATGTTCTCCTCCTCGGCATCGGCCACATAGTCCGGCACCGCAAACAACTCAGAGACGGCCCTGCACTGCGGACACCGCAGCAGCCCCACCGCGAAACGGGCGGAGCAGTTGCGGCAGACCATCCACGCCATCAGGCAGCCGCCACAGTGACGTTCGTGTCGTAGGGCACGTAAATCAGGTCCCACTTCACCGAGCCGGTGTTCGTTGCCGACGTGGTGATGGTGATCGCGCCGGCGTCCACCAGGAACCGCGCCGACGGCACCGACACCCCGGCCTGGGTCGACAGGTCAACGGCGGTCGCGCTGCCGGGGTTGAAACCGATATGCGTGCCGATCGGCGCGGCGATAACCGATGAGGCGGTACCCAGGGCCGTGGTCGAGCCAGTACCCACCGTCGGCGCGTAGCCGATCGCCACGGTGCACGCCTGGTTCTGCACGGCGGTCGTGACCTCGCCGACGAGAGACACGACCAGGATCCGGCCGCCGGTAACCGTGAAAATGTTGCCGGTGGTCGTGGCCGGCAGGGCGGCGGTGGCCCGGGACACGAGATAGCCCTCGGTGATGAGCCGCACCGCCGAGGCCTGAATCAGGGTGGTCACGATCACGCCCCCAGGATCGCGAGGTTCGCCGGGCCGCGCTGGTAGGTCAGGTCGTGGGTGATGACCTGCACCAGGCCGGACGCTCCGACCGACACCTTCAGGTACGCCTTCGGGTCAGGAAGCTGGGAGCCGAAGATCTCGAACGCCACGGTGCCCGAGGTGATCGTGACCGCGTTCGACGCAGCCTGCGTAGCCTTCACCCAGGCCGCGGTGCCGTTGGTCGAGGTGTTGGTGTAGACGTGGGTGATGATGTTGCCCGGCGACGCGTAGCTGCCGCCGAACGTGTTCGCCGCGGTCACCGTGAACGTGTCGTTGCCGGTGCAGACGACCAGAACCGCGGAGCAGTTCTTCATGCTGAACGCCGCGCCGGCGGCGATCGGGATCGGGTTGACGAGGCGCCCGAGCGCTTCCATACCTGACATGGGGACTCAGCCCCTTTCTGTTGCTGGCCTGAGGTCTCGGGCCGGGGCGCCACTGCCGGCTTGCTGATTCGGGGCGCGGGAGATGAAGGCCGCGCCCCTACTTGGCTTCCGGGCATGAAAAAAGCCCCTCGCGGGGCAGCATCTTCAGGTCCGGAGATTGAGTTGTGCAGCCTCAAGGAGGTGCGACGGGACTACGGCCGGGCCGCGAGCTCCACGAACGGACTCAGCGAGCCGGAGTTGTTGTGCGGAGTGATCGGGCTGGCAAGCCAAGGGCGGCCGTCGACTCGCTCGATGATCCGGAAGACCGTCTTGTCGTTGGCGAACTTGTAGTGCTGGGAGCTGGAGCTCTGCATGATCTGCCGGTCGCCGATGAGGTAGTACGACAGGTCCACGAAGGAGATGTCGCCAGCGGTACCCAGGGCCGGGGTCTTCTCGGTGAAGATGACGGGCCGCCCGAGGATGGATACCGGCGGCGTCTGCGCGCCGGAGGTCTGGAAGTTCCCGATCCACACCGCGGAGCCGCCGGTGCCGACGGACAGCGCCATCGTCGCGAGCTGCGGGAAGGTGTCGATGCTGGCGATCCACACCGCGTTCTGCAACGCGGTCGGGAGCATCCTTGCGTACATCTTGACGATGTTTTCCCAGACGATGGTCCCGGACGGCTGGCCGGACTCGGCAGCGACCTGAACGGACGCCGGGCAGTTGATAAAGCCGAGGGGCTCCCCGTCGCCGGTGCCGTTCATGAAGCCGATGTCCTCGAACCAGGCGATGGCCTCGGGGAACTTGTCGTCGAAGAAGCCGGTGAAGGCCGCGGCGTCGGCGAGGAGTTCGTTGGGGATTTCGGCGTAGGCCGTCAGCTTCTTGGCGTCGAGGACGACGCGGCCGAAGCTGGCCTGGGACTCGGTGAGGGCCGCGGCCTCTTCGGTCCAGTAGGCGATGATGCCGCCGAAGATGGAGCTGACGTTGCTCGTGGAGTCGATCATCGGGATCGGGACGCGCAGCGAGTCCATCGGGATGACCTGGGCCCGCGGCCGGACGATCGCGCTCTCCAAGGCGACCTCGAGCAAGTCGCTACGCAGCGTTTCCGGGATCAGGAACCCGCCGTCGGCCGGGACCTCGGACCCGAACGAGTTCATGATCTGCGAGAGCTTCTCGCGCTTGTTCGACAGGTTGGCGTCGCGGCCGACGCGGACCTCGTCCCAGTGGATGGCCTGGAAGAACTCGCCGGAGTCCTGGAAGATGCCGTCGACCTTGCGGCCGGCGGCGCGCTGGCTGGTGAGGGCGCGCTGAGCGGAGGTGCGCTTGCCGCGGGGCTGGTAGCCCTGGACGCGGGGCTGTGCGGCAGAGCCGGGGGTCAGGTCGACCGGCGGCGCGTCGCCGTTCTTGACGCCGGACTCCTTCATCCACTCGGCGAACCCGAGCTGGATCTGCTCCTTGACCTCGGCCTTGATGTCCGGGTTCTTCTTGGCCACGGTATTCTGGTAGGCCCTGACGAAATCGCCGAACTGGCCTTCCTTGAAGACGGCCTGCATCTTGGCGCCGTCGTTGAGCATTTCCTCAAGCTCATGTGGGGCTTCGGGAATGGTGATCGTCATTGCTGGGCCCCTTCCATGGCCTTTTTGAACAGATCGGGGTCCCACGCCCAGGCGTCGCCGAGGTTTTCGTGGGAGTGGTTGGAGGCGCCGTCGTCGTCGGACTTGTCGGCATCGTCGAGGTGGGCCTGCAGGTGGGCCTTGACTCCGGGCTTGTCGGTGTCGGGGATCTTTGATCCCTCCAGGCGTACAAGGCCGTTGCGGCAGGCCGCGAGATTCGCGGGGCCACCCTCGGTCTTATGGTGCGGAAAGCGGTAGTTGCCCTTTTTGTCGTCCGCGTCGTCGTCGCCTTCCTTAGGCGTCTCCGATGCGGCTTCGTCGGACATCCAGGCGTGGCAGTAACGCAGCACGCTGTCGTCGTTCGGCATCGCCGCGACAGCAGCGGGCCCGTCCCACGACCCATCGACCGTTGCCGTGTGATGCACAGGGAGGGCTTTGTTCTCAAACGGCATCGACTCGACTCCGAGGATCCGTTCGGCCGACTTTGCCTCGGGTGGCCTGGCGTTCCGCATGCCACCGTCCGCGTCGGACTCTTCACCGTCGCCGCCGCCGTGTTCGTGGTGGTGATCGGCGTCGCCGTTATGGGTGTGCTCGTGTTCGTGGGTGTCGTCGTCGCCTTGCGCCCCGAACGCCGAATGGGCATGGGTGTGGGTGCCGTCGTAGGGCTCGTGCATGGGGCCGGCGTTGGACGGTGTGGCCGCCGCTGGTTCGACGAGCCGCATACCTTGCTCCAGCCAGGCCTTGAAGTCGTCCCGAGGGATGCCCGGCGGCTGGTCGTTACTGCCCATGGGTCCTCCGGCGGGCATGGAAAAGCCCCGGTCCGTGGGATCCGGGGCTTGGTTGGCAGGCTGTGGGATTGGGGGAGGTTCCGGCGTCGGCGGTGGACCGGTTTCCGCGGTGGCGTGGTTCCGGAACCGGATGTTCTTGCGCAGATCCGCCACGATGTCAACGGTGGTTGTCGTTGCCCCGTTGAGGTCGATGTTGACCTGGACCGGGTTGTCGCCGTCGGCGCTGGCGAACATGGCCTTCGCCCGGTCGGGGACGTTGCGGAACACCGACAGGTCGAAGTGCGCACGCATCGCGGTCGCTGTCGGATCGCCATCCGGTTCGTCGGTAACAGGCTGCGGCTTTGCGGCTGTCGCAAGCCGGTCGGCGAGGCCGGCGTCGACGGCTTCCTGCCCGAAGAACCAGGTCTCGGCGAGCATCAGCTTGCGCCACTCGTCCACGGGCTTGCCGGTGCGGCTAGCGTAGACGTCGGCGATGTTGTCGGAGACACGGTCCAGCAGGTCGGCTTCGCTGCGCATATCAGCGGCGTTGCCCACGCACAGGCCCCAGCCATCGTGAATCATGACCGAAGCGTTGCGCCCGATGGCAATCTCGCTGCCGGCCATGGCGATGACGGACGCGATCGAGGCTGCGAGGGAGTCGATGTAGGTGGTGACTCCGCCGCGGCCGGCCAGAAACTGGTAGATCGCCAGGCCATCGAAAACGTCCCCGCCAGGGCTGTTCAGGTGTAGATCGATCGGACCGCTGACGTCCTTGAGTTCGTTGATGAAGTCCTGCGCGGTAACTCCGAACCAGCCTATTTCGTCGTACACCATCACCTGGGTCGGCTGTTCCGGTACCTGCGCCTTGATGACCTTGTACCAGTCGTTGCGGCCGGCCTGCAGGTTGGCGATTCGCCGGGTGGTCTTCAGCCGCGACAGGTCCATCACGCCCTCATTTCCTCGTGGTGGTGTCCGTTGATGCGCTCAGGCGTCGGTTCGAGGAGGTTGACCAGCTTCTTCAACATCGCCGTAAGGTCGTCGCCCTGGTTACCAGGTGTGACATCCGCCGTGTCGCCGTAGTCGACGAAAAGCGTTCCGCGGCAGCGTTCGCGGCCTTCGCAGAGCGTGTAGCCGCCCATGGGGTAGGCGGCGAAGGCTTCGGCGACGGCGGCGGGGTCGTCGGTGTTTCCGAAGACGGTCCCGTTGATCTGCTCGCAAGGATCACATGTGGATTGATCAAGGACCTCTGTGGCCATCAGTTGTCCGCGCGGCGCCCCGGGTTGCGTGAAGGTTGCATGCCTGGCCCGGTTCTGCGCCGCCGACATCGCGCCAGCCAGGTGTCCGCGCGGCCCGGCTTCGGCCAGCCCTTGAAGGAACTGCCCGACCTGGTCGGCTACGTGTTGCCCGTCGGCGCCGGGGGTTGCGAGGCGCATTGCTTCGCGTCCGGCGGACACGGCCAGTTCCGACGCCATCAAAGCGACGGTCACGGCGGCAATCGCCTCGAGTTCGTCAGAAGTGGGGGTTCTCGGCGGTACGTCGGCGCCTTGCGCATCGGCTTCGCGGCTGGCTTCTCGCGCCGCGACAGATGCGAACGCCACCATAGCGGCGAGCAGCAGTGCCTTGGCCGCCGCGGTGTCAACGGTGAGCGTCCCGAGCGCGGCAAGTTCGGCGGCATCCACGTGTTCACGGATCTGCCGCTGAAGCTGCTGCTGCTGTGCGGGCAGGATCTGCGCCTGGTAATCGGCTGCGACCTTGTCGGTGGCGGTCTTCCACTGCTGGTCAACGCGTGACAGGTCCGGCTGGTTCTGTGCGGGTGTCGTCGGCGCGGGATCGCTGGCTGCTGCGGCCAGGGCGGCGAGGGCCTGGACGGCGATGCTTTCGCGGGTCCGGTTCTCAAGGTGGTTGTCGTCTTCAGCGGGTTCGCCGTTGGAGTTGCCGGCCTGCTCGAGTTCGCCGAGGCCCGGTGACGGTGCCGCCGCCGCGGCGCCGAGGAATTTCATGTCGGGTAGCCCAACAACTTCGCACACGTCGTTGGGGTCGAATCCGGCGGTAACCAATGTTGCGGCGGCAGTGCTCTTGGCGGCGAGTTCGGCGTTGTCGGCTTCGCGGTCGTCCGGCAGCGGGTTGACGTAGTCGAATTCGACACCCTCGCCGGTGGAGCCAAACATCGGGAGGAGCTGGTTGTTCAGGGTGTCGCGGAGCCGGTCGAGACGGGGGATGATCTTCCACCGGCCGAAGACTTCTTCCGCTGTGGTTGCGTTCGCGCGGTTAACTTCGTCCGAATTGCCCAGCATCGACTTGTGGATGCCCCAGGCTTCGCGGATGACGTCGCGGCTGACGTTCCGCAGGTTGGAGAAGTCCATGTCGCGGATGCTCATCTGGGATGGAACCCAGGTGGCGCCCCCTTCGAGGATCGCGACCCGGTGGGCGCGGGACACGCCCTGGTGGGCCTCGCGCCACCGGTTCACGAACTGGTCGAACTCGTGGTCTTCCAGGTTGGTGGGAACCTGTACGACGCCGCCGGGAACGGCACCGTTGATGAAGAAATTCCGGTTCCATTCGGCGCCGTATTTCATGGCGTCCAGGTCCACCAGTACCGATTGCACCGGCCCGAGCCCGCGGTAGGGGTCCAGCGGGTTCGGGTACTTGGTAAGGATCACCTCGTCGCGCTGCAACGGAACCCGTTCACCGCTCGGCCCGGTGTAGACGTAGCCTGCGATGTAGTTCTCCACCGACGGGACAGGTTCCATCCGGTCCGGGCGCACCAGCCACAAACCGACAGGGAACGTCGCGCGGGGATCGCGGACGACAACCCACCAGCATTCACCGGTGAGCTCCATATGCTGCCATCCGGCTTCACGGAACGCCGAGCCGGTGTTGAATGGGTTCGGGTTGTTCCACACGTTCAGCGCCTGGTGCTGCAGCACTTCGGTGCGCTGGTCGGATCCGCGATCGCCGGTGGTGTAGCGGACACGCCCGTCGGCTTTGGCTTTGCGGTACAGCCGCCACTGAGGGCTGGCGCTGGCACTGGCAAGCAGCGAAACGATCTGGAAGATCGTGCCGGCGGTGCCCATGGTCCGCATGTAGGTCTCGTTGTCAGACCTGCCGGACAGAGCGCCGATGGTCGAGTAGCGGCCGGGCCCCGCGTAGGGCACCGGGGAAGCGTCGGGGTTCCTGTTGAACAGTGAGCCGACGACACCGAACACCGACCGGACCAAGGCGTGCACCTCCTGCAGGGCTTCTCGGTTGCAGGAGCGGGTGCGCGGTCAGTTCATGCACTCGTTGAACAGCAGCAGCGAAATGCCCGTGGCGGCGAGTCCGGCGATGGTTTTGAAGTCGTAGGCGGCGGCGTCGAGAAATCCGAGGCCTGCGCCGGTAACGATGAGTCTGCGGGCGGTGGCCTGTTCGCCGACGATGTGCCGGGATACCTGCCGGGCCTTAACTGCCGCTTTGCGTCGCCATGCCGCGAATCCTTGACGTGCAGGCGCCCAGCGGGCAACGGGCTGGCGGGAGTGCGCGCCGACGGTCGCGGTGGACATGTCACATCACCCTGATCCTCGGTTTCGGTGGCGGCTTCGGCGTGTAGAACGCCATCAGCAGCGCATCTGCGTTGTCCGGGGAACGGCCCAGGCGGCGGCGCGTGTCCTCTTTCTTCTCCACCACGATCCGCCCTGCCGCGTCCCTGGTGTACTTGGGCGCGGTGAGTTGGCTGATGAGTCGCTCCCGGTCGTCCTCGGGTAGTTCGGACAGGTCCCAGGCGAGGTCTTCGGACAGTTTCCGTCCGACCTCCCACCAGATCTGCGAGCGCAGCCGAGGAAACCGGTTCGGCTCGTCAGAGGCTTCGCCGACGTTCACGCCAACCACCGTTGCGCGGTGCTTTCCTTCAGCGCGCAGCTTGCTGATGCTGCCGACGATGCCCCAGCCAATACCGATCGAGTCGATTTTCACGGCCGAGGCTCCGGTTTCCCGCAGCGCCTGCGCAATCAGGTTGACGATGTTGTTCGGGTCACGGTCGCGGCTGCGCCATTCACGGCCGACGAGCATGCCGCGGCGTTCACGGATGCAGGTTTCATCGCCGCCGGCGCCGAGGTCAACGCCGAGTTCGACCGGAAGCAGTTCCGCAGGGGGATGCTTGCGATCCAGCGGGGCGGCGCACGCCCGGATCGCAGAGAGCCGAACAACGGAGTCTTCAGCATCGTCGGGGAATTCGGCGAGGACCTTGGACAGGTAGGTGGGGGATTCGGGGCCGAACTCCTCGGCCATCTCCTGCTCATAGGCGCGGGACACCAGCATCGCGGCCAGGTCGTCGGGGACTGGTTCGCCGCTGAAGTTCGGCGTGTCTGCTACGGAGATCTTGATGGTGTTCCAGCGTCCGCTGTTGCAGACCCGCGCGAAGTGGCTGCCGGGATCGTCCGGGTTGCCGATGGCGAGGATGCGGCAGTGCTCGCCGGTCGCGATGGAGTTCGCCGCGGTCCAAAACTGTTTGGCCACGCCGCAGGCCTCGTCAATGATCACCAGCACATACTTGGCGTGGATGCCTTGGAAGGCGTGCGGGTTGTAGTCCGAGGGCTTGCGGCCGAAAGCGATGAGCCGCTTGTCGAGCTTCCACTCGGTCTCGTTGATGCGACCGATCATCGGAACGCCGCGGGCTTCGGCCTTCGCGAACGCCGTGTTGATCTCAGACCAGAGAATTGCCTTGACCTGGTCGCCGGTCGGAGCGGTGGTGACGACACGGGCCTCGCCGGGTGGGTGAACGTTAAGCCACCATGCGGTCAGTCGGGACGCCGTCCACGACTTTCCTGACCCGTGGCAGCTCTGGACTGCGGTAAGACGGTTGTCGCGTACAGACTCGGCGATCTGTACCTGCTTAGACCACAGGTGTTCGTCGAGCGTGTCCTTAACCCACCGGGCCGGATCCGCCAGATAGTCAGCTGCCGCCTCGCCAGCCTCGGCTGCATCTTCGATCCGGTCAGCCGCCAGCAGCAGCGCGTCCACGGGCGCCCCCTTGGGCTACACCGCCCGCAGGTGTCGTGCTGCGACCTGCTTGGCTTCGGTTGCGACCTTCCCGGTGATCCCAGCGTGGGCGAGCGCGGCATCGATGGCCGCGATGACCTTCTCCGCCTGCATCTCTGTGATCTTTGCCAGGCGTTCGTCAATGCCGAGCCGGCCGTAGTCGGCGAGGAACTTCCCAAGCCGGTCCATGGACCGCTCGTACAGGGCAACCTCGGCCCGCAGCTGCTCGCCGGCGCCAGCCTGGTAGCGGATGCCTGCCTTCTTAGTGG